AAGAAGTTTTTTCAGCGGGCTATGCCCAGTTGAGATGGGATCCTTCCCAAACGAGGGAGGGGAAATATAACCGATATTTGTTCTTAGAGGATTGTCGTAAGATGATCCTCTATTTATCAGGAACTAAACACTCGACATATGACAGACCTACTAACAACTCTGTTAGTCCTTATAGTAGGTTCTTATCTACTAACTAAGCTAGCAGAGCTTATCGCAGAGTTAATCAGCCCATTTACCCTACTGGTGTTTTTCATAGGGTTGGTACTGATTATGAAGAAAAAGAAGTAAGAATCTTTTTCATGGACTGGTAGCAGTTGTAATAATAGCTGCCAGTTTTATTTGGTTTTGTTAATTAGTGGTAACGTTTTCTTGGGGGAAGCGTCGTAAGATCCTTCCCTCATTCTATGCTTATTCACTAAACAACTATATTATGGACAATCCTTTCAAAGTGGGATCCAGAGCGTATCAGCTCGTAGAAGAGAAGGGTGTTAACAATGACACCTTTAACAAGATCTTAGCAAGCCCAAAGTACTACGGTTCGCAGGCTGTTATGATCGTTGACAGATTAATCGCTGTCAACAACTATTCTAAGAACGGCTTTATTAAAGTAGATGCTACTACAGTGTCTAGGATTAATTTAGCTGATGTTAGGAGAAATCTTCTACAAGCGTCATCGAACAATCCCAATGCCATTAATTGGTTGAGGGAGAACAAAGAGCAGATAGATGAAGTTTTTCATTATCTGTCTGCAACAGAAGAGCAGAGGTTACACGATCTATGGAGAGAATGATCACGGATTTAGTCCGTGGGACTACGAAGAATTGGGGTATAGTACAGCATAAGCAGTATCAATCCCTAATAGGTAAATATGCTAGAATAGGTATAGAAGTAGAAGCTTCTCTAACTAACAAAGGATTTAAGTTCTTAGCTAAACTTCCTCCCAATACTAAGGGGATAGGTCAGGAATGGTTAGAATTTGAAGATGTTGGAGAAGATATTATACATATGCCTGGCATAATATATAGGTCATGGGTATATTCTAATGGGTCTTATGGTGAGTTAACATTCTTATTTGATGTTACTAATCCAGCTAGATTTATAGAAGAATCTAATAGGCTTATATCGACGTTGCGTAAGAATAAGATTACCTGTGTAGGATCAGTTCATGTGAATATACAGGCTACTACTAGTCAGTTTAGAAGAGTAAATAACAATGTAGTAGGGGTTAGCTCAATCATAATGCCTAATGGGTATTATAGACTAGAGTTTAAAGCTGGCCCTTCATTTTTAACAGCAGAAGATTTTAGAGCTAAGTTGATTGGTCTGATGATGTTTATCAAATATCCTCATACAGACTACATCATGAGAATTCCAAAGACTAGGATAGAGCTTATATCCACTGTCAATTATGTCAGTAGGCTAGAGGCTCTACATCGTCTGCGCTAGAAAGTTGCATACTAGTAATGTAATTTTATCTAGTCCCATATTGTAGCTATCACGGGATGAGCAGGCAGGCTGGAGGAGTCCTTACTTTAGGCGGTATATCGTAATTTGAGTACTTGATACTTATTTTGCGACTGAATCTGTTGCCGCCGCAGTAAAGAAACTGTTGTTATATTCCGTACTCTGACTAGGTCTGTTGTAAAATAGGCCTAGTTCTTCTCAGAATGCTTTCTAACGAACTATCTCCCCATCACTGGGGTCAACATATCAGTCATTAAAAAAAGTTGAATAGAAATGAAATATAGCGTTATTGTATGCGGATCCTTCGACACATTTAAAAGGATGGTAGAGAAGGAAACAAGAAAAATCGACTATAGAGGCCATTCTACTAAAGGTTGGTTCTATATTGTCGTAGAGTAGAACAAGGCGTACACCCGAGTAGGATCTCTTTGCAAAAGAGTGAGGGGGTTCTACCATTATTAGTCACTATTTAAAACAAAATATAAAAATGAAGAAAGTTTTAATTATCATCGCATTATTGATGCCATTATTTGCATTGGCTCAATTAAAAGAATACAATCGCACTATATTAATGAGTGAGACTGCTGTATTCGATATGTTTCACTATGACGAAGCGTATGCGCTAGAGGTCACAATGATTGATTCTCATAGGATCAACCTAGTACTACTAGATCATTGCAACTGCTTTGTCGATCAATACACAGGTTATACGTTTTGCAATGAGAACGAGTATATCAACACGTTCGCAATAGAGCCGTATGATGATGGGGTTATTTATATCCCTGTTATTATACCTACCCATGTAAAAGTTGAGAAAGGCGATCTGTTCGCGTTTGAAAAAGTCAGAGTTACAACAGACCCAAAAACCGATCCGGTAGGAACATTGATGATGCTCCTTAAGCCCAAAGTATTCGGTATAAAATGACAAGCATATGAAGATCATCGACAAGAAGAACAATGTGGAATACGTTCCAAAACGTTCGCTCAAGCAGATTATTGACGACACAAGCGTATCTACACTCCTTAAGCTTATAGGGATAGTGTCTGTGCTAATCGTCATTGTTGAATTATTACCTAACTCTCAACTAGAAATAGTTATTAAGTTAGGTCCTGAAAAAGACACATCTAATGTACAGATGGGTTTGATGTCACTACCTATTTCTGCTGAGATCAGAGAAGTAGAGAAGCCTGATTCATCATTTGCGTATTCGATGTGGTATCTTAAAGCACGTGAGGGATTTGAGAAGAAAATGTACACTTGCCCCGCCGGGAAAAGAACAATCGGTTATGGTCACAATGTCGATGCTCATAGAGACATTGACGACGACTGTGTAATGGAGTACAAGCAAGCATCATCTTTGCTAGCTGAAGACTTCGCTAAGCAGTACAATCAGATCATTAATTTAGTCCCTTCACTTAAACCACATCAGGCTAGAGCAGTCACATGTCTCGCCCTTAACATAGGCATTGAAAAGCTTATGTATACTAAGGGTAAGAAACGTAACGGCAATTCTGAATTCTGGAAAGCACTGATTAATGGTGAGACTCCTAACTTCCTTGTTTACAACAAGTATCGTACTCCATCGGGTAAGGTAGTTGTAAGCAATCATCTAAAAAATGCTAGGAAGTTTGAACAGAAAATGTTCGAGGATCCCAAATCTGTTTCCAAACTAGCTTGGGAATTTAGAAAGGTCGTGCTTAAGCAGATGAAGTAACAAAGGTCTGGTTTTTAATCCTATTTCAACAAGAGGGGTGTTGCTTAGTCAAAGGACGGTGATGCCCCTACATTTAAAACACTAATGAGATATTTTATATCCACATTTATAGGAATATTAAGTATAGGCCTGATAGCAATAGGTCTAGAAGTTTTTGATATATTGAGCTTTGATACTGCATCTGCTATATGGATTGGGTGCATTATAGCACTTCAAGTGCTATATGTAGTTTTTACAGCTTATCATGTAATCCGAGAATATACAAATCCCATCGAACGAGGTGAGGAAGAGTAATTTTTAACTTTTTAACTTTTTTTATCATGTCTAAGACAAATGTAGATCAATTGCCAACTCTAATTTCCTCCATCCGTCAAATCTCTGGCGAGAACTCACAGGTCATTTATGTGCCTGCATTCTCTGCTGAGCTAGTGGCAGATGACAAGAACATCCGTGCAGCAGCATGGGCAAAGGTTGGTGCTGACTACCCTGAATTCCTAATTCCAGTTGCAGAGCTGGTACAAAAGGAGTATCTTAACGAGGCTGGTGAGGCTGATTTCGGCAAACTTGCTGCTCTTCAAACTGACGAAGCAGGCTATGTATCTTGCGAGAACCAACAGCTTCTTAACATTGCAGGTGCAGTGTTTAAAGGTGTGAACAACCAGTTCGATCTAGGCGCTAACAACATCGAGTCCACGTCTTCTGATGAGGATTTTGTAGTAGCCAGCCAGATGTACTTCGAAGAGCTGTTCAATGCTCACGTACCTGAAGTGGTTGAAACACCAGAAACAGTAGTGGATGAAGTGCAGGCTATTGAACTACCTGCAGAAACTCTACCAGCACCAGTAGAATCTTTCTTGCCAACCACTCATGCAAGTAACGCATTTATCAGTTTCATCGGACTCTACACAGCTAATCAGGCTGAGTTGCTATCCCAGGTTTCTGACATGCTCAACATCGCATCTGCGCTCGTCAAGTCTCAAGCTCAAAATGCTGAAAAGCTGAATGAGGCTCTGAAGACTATGATCCCAGCGGAAGTGTTGGAAAAAGCTTAAAACCATTGATTAAAGGGGGGAGAAATCCCCCCTGATTTATTAACATTCAAAAACTGCAATATGCAAGATTTAATTTTTCCCGGTTTAATTACAGACTCTAACATCGTAGAGATTTTCACGGCTGATCCCCAGCTATCCACAACTAACAAACCTGTTATCAAAGCAGCGAAGTTGCAGCGTGGCGTATTTGACGCATTACGTGATTTCCTAGGCGCAGAAGAACATAAGGCCCTCAGGTATAACTTCGCAATAAAGGTAGAACAGTCTAACATTGACTGTTACCGCAGGGAAGAAGGAGCAGGAGTATTTACCGTAACCTTAAAGAATCTAGTATTCGACATGGTTCCGGATCCTTATCGCTGGAAGCTTGAAGATCCAGAAGTTTTAGCTGTAACAATTAACGGCGTCCCATCGAAATATCAGTCTTCCAGAGGAGAGTTCAAAAGGTTAGGTTTTTATAATCCGTTTCAGCGCAGAGCTTACGGCTATCAAGAGTTCCCAAAAGAGGGACCTATTAAAGTCAAGAACACTGATTACAAAACAGTTGAAGACTACTCTGCGACCATCACCCCGTATCTCCTCGGATTACCAAATCAGGAAGGCATTGAAAACACAAGACTCCATAGAGCATCCGTCCTATTAAAACTGCTGCAGGAAGCTGCCCAGTTTAGAGGCGAGAGCTTTAACAACGGGAAAATTTTGCAGAAACTAGGGCAATACACCCCTAAGCAAACTAAACCTACTATCAATTGGTAACACTAGAAAAGAATGGGAGAGTTTTCGAACTCTCCCATAAATCTCGCGCACAGTATATGGGTGAAATTAATGGTAGAAATACTTTTGCTATACAAACCAGCTATACTTACAAGTTTAATAACTTTCCTAAGTATATGATAGAAGTACTCAATGATCCAGAATTCTACGGGTATAAGATGAGAGACATAGTAGAAATGTTTGATGTATTTAAAAGAGGAATTGAGAATGATGGAATTAGGATGTCATCAGGTGAATCATTTAAGGTATATGTAAGCAGCAATTACACCATTACGGTGGTAATGACAGTAGATGATGAGTTGTACAATAAGCATAGAAGAAAACAAGTAGCTCGTAGAGCATACAAGTTTTATCAGAGATTACGCGGTGATATCAAAGACATGTATCAAATGTCATATAGAGATCGTATATCGAATATAGAAACAGCTAACGACAGAGCAGAGCTGAAAATTCGGTATGCGAGTATTTCTTTTCTTAACGCTAAACGAGCATAAATCATGTTAAAAACACTAATTTATATCAAAAATGTAAGCCAAAAATTCTTCCTTGAGTCTAATGACTTCTTATACTTTGTTGATAACAACTTAGTAAAGGTGCTTGATAAATCACGGAATAATGTAAAAGTTGAGTTTAACAATTCAATCATGCTTCTACCTCCAAACTGCTTCAGTGAGATGGTAGGCTATGTCCTAGATCCTACATGGGATGAAGACGGTCGATGTCTAAAGGTTGAGAATTCATCTGTACCTTTTCTACATGATGTGTTCTCTAACATCAACGTATTCCCAACTAGGATGGAAGCAGGAATTAGATATAAGTTAGAGTTTAACGAAGACACCCAAAAACTGCGCATACCGCAGGATATTTACTTTTGTAATGAACCTAGGTTTAGAAACTTGCTACGTAAGAATAGTTAATAGAAGCTATTTTATTAAAATAAATACAGGTTATATAGTATTAGAAATAAATGAGTATGTTATAAACAGAGTAATTTATAAGCGGCATTTGATATCTACAGGTGTTAGTATCATCTTGAATGAAGAGACTAAACAACAAATCCTAGATAAATGGCCGCACCTATCATTCTGTTCCTGACTATTGTAGTAGCTATGTATCCTTTGATACATTATAGACCTGAAGTAGGATTCTTCGCATTCTTAATAGTGATAAGATCCTGTCTAGAAATCGTATTAGTGCTTAGAAAGAAAACAGATAATAATATAAAGCATTTTCTCATCCGCGCTTTCTATATAGATTTAATAGGTAGCGCAATAATTCAAATATCATGGGCAAGAAAGACAGAAAAGCCAAAGCAAACAATTTCACAGTCAGCGGCAAAAAAGCTAGCAAACCTAGCGAGCAAGCTCCAGAAGTTATCGAAAAAGTTAGACAAGAGCCAGTAGAGCCTGTCGTAACAACTGAAGAGAAGAAGAAAGGATATACAGATGCTGAATTATTAGGCTGCGTAGGTGAGACTGGAACTGGTGTAGTAACTGAAGTAACACCAAAGTACATCAAAATCAAAACTAAAAATCCTATCAACGGATTAGATATTACAGTATTAGGATATAATCAGAAAGCTAAATTCGGTGCTAATGTAACATTTGAGTTTGGATTATTCATGCGTAAATTTACTGCTGAGAAAGTCAAAGAAGTAGGCGAGTCAACTCTGTCTGCACTGAATAACATCCCAGTAATGGAGGTGATTTATTCATCTGACTTTGATAACAATATGAAGGCGATCGGTAGATCTAAAGACGGTAAATATGTCATTCTACAAAATGGTGATGCTGGTGGCACTGTTAATACCAGCTTTGAAACAGTTCCAAACATCCGCTGGTAAAGAAGTGAAAAGAGAGTATGTGCCTATAGTTGTAGGCAATACCTCTATATTTGAGAAAGAAATGAAAAAGTATGCTACTGATTCTGAGATAAAAGTAATTAGAGATAGATCAATAAGTATAGCAGAAGTAATGGGAATAACTCTAGAAGACCTATATTCTTGTTATAATGTTGAATGCGCTATGAATCCTTTTAATTGTAATGTTAATTCAAAAGGAGATACAGTTGCTGTAGGCCCTATCCAGATTACTAAGGTAGGTGCTGAAAACGTAGTAGATTTTGAGACTATTAAATCGTGGGTAAAAACACGGAATATCAAAGCTATTATGTGGATGACAGACTATTATCTTACAACAAAGAATAAGAATGTAAAAAATGTAAATGATCTATATCTATTGATATTCGCTCCTTCTAGTATAGGATCTAAATCAGATGTAGTATATAAAGGTAATACCCAAAGCTATACCCAAAATGCTGGGTTAGATGGCTGGGTAGAAGAGAAGGATAGAATTATAAGAATGGATAAGGACAAAAAAATTACAAAATCAGAGATTTTCGCATTTATCAAATTCAAAAAACAAAAATTATTTCAAGATTATGGGACTCACATTATTTTTTGAGCTAGTATTGCTCGCTACTCTAATGTTCTTGGTAGCTATCGTATCTTATAAGGTTTTGAGAACTAAAATTAAGAATATAGTTAATAGATATTTTAGGACGCATTATGATTATGCGCTGGTTGAAACTGCATCATTTGAGAAAGCAATTGCTATGTTCAATCTTGAGGAAGAGGCTGCTAAGAATGGTAAATCATCTATCTTCCATGTAAATGGTGGATATATGTATGACGTGTTCGTACGCCAGCTGCTGGATAAAGGATGTCTACTAAGCATTGAACACTCCAGTTGTTCTGTTGAGGATAAATCCTGCACATATATTATTAAGGTGATTGACAGGCATGGGTCAACGGGCTTCATCAAGACCAATACCATGCTGCAAGAGTTCAGGGCGTCATCAGATGGCTTTGAATACTACAAGTCAAGTAATGGAACATTCATGATAGAGGATTATCTAGTCGATGATAACCAGTTTATCTCTGCAAGACACACTGAAGCAATTGTAGGTTCTGCAGCTGATTCACTGAAAGAAGACATTCAAGATTCTCTAGCGTATGCTTCTATCGACAGAAACTATCGTATGGATCAGGATAAGTACGTTACGTACTATCAGTTGAAGCCTACTATGGATGGGTTGACTCTGTCTCCAGTGATGACTCACTTGCTAAAGGCAGATGAAGCAATGATGAATGTGAACTATTCTGATCTAAAGTTCAAGTTCGATAACAAAGAGCTGATGGTCACACCATTTAAAGCAGCGAATGCAATCGCGAGGATGTTGTATCATGGACAGAATGTAGGTCTTAAGGGCCCTTACGGCACTGGTAAATCTCATTTCAAGTCGATGATTACTTCTATCCTGACCGATGACCCATCTGTAATAGTAATTACTTGTGGTGCTGATGTGCTGAAAAGCCTAATAGGTCTAGCTGGTAAATCAATGTTCCTTAACGCGTTGTCTAGTTTTGAAGGGCAGAGAATTGTCTTCTTAATTGACGAGGCTGAGGTCATGATGTACCAACCTACTAAGGATGTACATACAGACGACAACACAATGCTATTGACACTGCTTGATGGCGAGTTGAAGCAAGCTCTGAACAGCTCCTGCTTACTGATCTATAATGCGAATAACGACACTCTAAACCCTGCATTCTTCCGTCATGGCAGATTGGGTGGTAACGTGTTCGAGATGACTCCACTGAATAAAGAGCGAGCAGATAAGCTGGTAGAAAAGCTGAAAGTTACCATTGGTAAAAAGTTCACATTCGACTATGGCAAATATATTGACCTAGTAGAAAAGGACAACATCATCAATGGATATACTTATGCAAAAGCAGGGTATATTACCACTGCTGAAGTTGTATCTTGCTTTGTACCTGTTGAGGTAACAACTATACTTCATGAGGAACTCAAAGCTCTGCTAAGTCCACAAGAAACTATCAATATCAAAGAGATATTTGGTAGGGAGTCTAAACAACCAGTTGTTGCAGAACCAGTGAGTACAGTTCAAGATCTAGAACCAGTATCAGATTTACCAGGAGTAGGAATGAGTCGACAAGAGCGGCGTAAATATAGTAGGAAGAAAAACAACAAGAGATGGTACAAGCAAAGTAACTAATGCTAGCTACGCTGCCGCCATTTGATATAACACATAGAATAGGAGATAATATATTGTGTTGTAAAGTAATTGAGTATGACGAATCTGGTAGGCCTAGACTAAAGGATAAATTCTTTTTACCTATATATCTTGATATGTTTGGTATATATCCTCCAGATTATGATTGGATAGTTCCCGGAGAAACTGCTCCTACTATGTCCGGGTATTACTATTATAAAGATCAACACTCTGATAACTATGTATCTCATAGAGATCGTACATCAATGTTAGCAATAACTTTGTTTGACGATTTTAGAAGAAGTGGTAGATTTGAGATATTCTATAAGAAAGATAATAAAGTAGTAACAGGAACATCTAGACTAAGAACAGAGCAAGAAAGAAGTCTGTATATAGATAAAATACTATTAAAAGGCGGTAGATACGATTTCTCTGATTCGTTTGCTGTGGTAGGTAGTATAGAAGATAAATATATACTTCTTGATAGGAAAACTTATATGCAATTCACAATTTATAAACACATATGTAACATAATATGATTTTGCGACGAGTGATTCCAAGTACACTTGGTAAAGTGAAAACCTTTTTAATCGAGGTAGATAAGTTCAGCGCACTGAATAATATTACTACCAAAACAACAACACTTCCCTACGTACTAAAAGTAGTGGGTAGGGATTTACAAAACAACGGAGAAAGAATTGAACATCTAATATCGTATAGAAGATTGATAGATAGAGATAGAACAATGCTATCTTTGCAAAATACGGATATAACTCATTTAGATCCTGAGGATTATCTATTCCCAAAACTGATTGATGATAAAGATTATATAAATAGAAAGATAAAATTAACTTTAAATAGACATCTACAGCATTGTGCTATCGGCATTATGCAACGTAGAGAGTTTCAAATACGAGATCTTCTAGATCTTGACGCATTTAAGGGCATGAACTATTCTGATTTGACTAGTATAGTAAATGATGCTAAAATTGTAAATCTAAAGGATAACACGAGAATATGGAAAAACACTTTGTTTTGCCCAAAAGAAGTAACAGACAGTGGTATACAACCATCACAGTTCTGGGAGTGCTTATGGGAGCGCTGGTAGGATGTGGATCTGAACCAGTTCCCACAGTAAAGTATGAAGCTAAAACAGAAAGTGCTGTAGACACTACTGATGCTATAGAAGTTGATAGTTCTGAATATTTTGTAGACACTGATAACACTATAGTAGAGGAACTAAATGAGTATATAGAAGTAAAGATTGGAAATAATATAGAGATAGATTCTGATTCATTGCATATGAAGCATAACAGAATACCTGAAAGAATTGAGCTACTGCTTAATAAACAGGGTATTCTGGAGCAGATTATATTTGACAGAAAAGCTGTAGAAAAACACGTATTTCAAACATCTACAGAGCTGCTACTCAATCCTAAAAGGGTTAGAGTGCTGGGTAAAAAAGTAACTATGACGTATATATCTAGATATTATGGCGTGAGCCTTGCTAAAATTAGAGAATACAATCCAGGAATTGACATTGATAAAATACGTGTAAATCAAGTAATCAATCTAGAGTGTAATTGTGGTAATCCAAATAAATAATAACTTACTATACACTGACTTCGTAAGAAGCAGCTTCGATCGAAATATGATTAATCAGTTGTTTGACTATGCCGAACAGCAGTTAAGAACAATGATGGATATAGAAAATATAAAACAATACGCACGTCCTGAAATTGAGAAAGGCAAGGACCGGTACATTACTCACAGAAAGTTCAAATCGAAAGATAGAACTACTGGTATTACCAAGTATTTGAAAAGATTGTATAAGAAACAGACTGCTAAAGCTAAAAAGATAAAGAATAGAGTAATGATGGATATAGAAAATACAAAAATATCATTCTATGAAGAGGTATCAGCTAGGCTTGGTTTTAAGCCGTGAAATTTATTCTAATATAGCTCAGTTGGAAACTATAGGTGATGTTATAGTATTAGGACCTAACAATGATGACTACAAAAAAACTGACTTAATTGTACTGCCTGATAATATAGGAATTAATCCATACGCTACTAATATTATTGGTGGGGCAGATGTAGATACTCAACTGTATCCACATAAATTCTTAGCGTCCCATTTTAAAAATATAATGGCAATGGGTTATTCTATTCTTGGTATAGGTCACGGAGCAGTATCTTTGTACTCGATGTTGAATTGTCAATCTGAACTAATAGGCGATTATATCAAGTACACCACTTATCCGAATATGGAATATTACACAACTAAGAAAGTGGTGACAGGATTTAATTACAAGAATGTATATGGTTTGAACGAATTCAACTATGAAAATTTGATAACTATTTTGATTGAAATAACAAATGATAAACAAAACTATTAGAGATTTTATTAAACAAAATGAGCTATATGTTTTAAGATCAAAACTTAACCATAGAGCGCTTAACGTATCATATAGCAAGGAAGGTCTAATATACACATTAGATAACCAATGTAAATTTATTATGTTTAAGAATGCTTGGGTTAAAAATATAGGGGGCAGATTAACATTTAAAGGCAACACTGCCCTTAACGAAAAAGTGTACGTGGAAAAGTTTATACCGCGTAACTTTGACGAAGCCAATTTACAAAAAGCTGAGTTCACCTTTATTGATAAAGCATTAAAACTCTTGAATTATCATGAGATTTTAAGTCAGCTTGAACGCACTTCGAAGGAACTGTAGAAGTATTGTTCACTAAACAACTTAATTATGATAAAATATTTGCTAGCAGCTTTACTGATTTTACCAGTGGATTACAACGTAGCAGCTAATAGAATGAAGATATATGAAGCAGAACTACAGGAAATAGTAATAACAGCGAAAGCTAAAATAAAAAATACTTTTCCTAGGCAATACATGGGGTATATTCTTTGTCCCGGAGTAAATAGTAATATACACTCTAAGTTGAAAGAAGTACTAGAGAATTATAACGGCCCTAGGCCGCTAGTTACGTCATTACGGCGGAACTGGAATAATGAATCTAAACACAATCACGGTAAAGCTGTCGACTTTGCTTGGTCTGAAGATATGATAGACTATCTAGTTTCTGAAGAAGGGCAAAGCTTTTTAGATAAGTTTAATCTAACATTTTATATAGAAGATAAACCAGGATCTAAAAGATTGAATAAATATTTGAACAATAAATTATACAGTAAATTCGTTTTTCCTAATCCGAATTGTACTGGGCCACATATCCATATTGGTTTAAATGATTAAATACAAAGATGATAGAATAGAAGAAGCAACTAAGCTTGAAATATTAAAGTTTGTAAGGAATGCTAGCACACTATTTATAGATACTGAGACTACGATCGCGGATAATCCCAAGCTACTGACAATTCAGTTAGGCAATAAAAACGTAGCATATCTAATAGATGTTCGTAATGAAGATGCTTCATTTCTTAAACCGTATCTGGAAAGTGATTCGATTAAAAAGGTCGGTCATAATATTAAGTTTGACTACAAAGTATTGAAGTCTAATTTAGGTATCCAGATGGAGAATGTACACTGTACTATGGTAGGTGAAATGGTTCTGAGTACAGGACTAACACTACCAAAAAAGTATTTGACGTTAGAACATACTTTTAAAAGGTATTTTGGATATAATCCTTACGGTACACAACTAGATTTATTTAGACCTTATACTCCCAAAGCAGTGCGGGATAGCATAAGTGAGAATTTATATGAAGAGTTTAGTAAAGAACAATTGTATTATATGTTCTTAGACATAATTACTGTAAATGGTATTTATGATAGACAAATAGAAGCTTTAACAGCTAATGACTTATTAGAAACATCGAATTTTGAGAATGAATACACTCTTTGTCTTGGTGATAAAGAGTTGAATGGGATATATCTAGACAAAGATAACTGGAGAGAATTGTATGAGTACTCCAAACAAAAAGCTGATCAGTATCTAAGCAAACTGCTAGAACACAGAGAAATCAATTGGAACTCTCATACACAGGTAAAGCCAGTATTCAGAGAACTGGGTATATCTATGAAATATAAAGATAAAGAGACTATAGAAGAAAAAGTATTATCTAAGTATAGAGAAACTTTTAAGATTGTAGACGACTATTTACGGTATAAGAAATATAGCAAATTACATGGCACATACGGAGAGAAGTTTCTCCGACATGTAGGAGAAGATAACAGGATACATCCAGACTATTATCAGATAGTAGATACTGGTAGAATATCATGTAGAGATCCTAATATGCAGAATATACCTTCAACTAAAGAAGGATTTGAAGAAGGTAATAGATGGAGAGAAGCATTTAAGCCACAAGATAAAGCATTTATTATTGCTGACTATGATTCACAAGAGTTGAGAATATTATCAGTGCTATCTAAAGAAGATTCGATGATAGAAGCTTTTAAGAATAAGATGGATTTACATGCTCTAACTGCAAGTAGAATATTCAATAAGGAAGTAACTAAAACAGTTAATTCAGAACTCCGTAAAGTAGGTAAAACTCTAAACTTTGCAATAGCTTATGGAGCATCAGCACCTTTAATTGCTGAGAGACTGAACATATCTGTTAAGGAAGCATCTGATATTATTAAGAAGTTCTACAAGGGATATCCTAAATTGAGAGAATACTTTGATAATACGTATCATACATCTATTAAGAATGGATATATTCTAATTGATGATATTATTAGACGTAAAGTTTACATAAAAGATATTGAGAGATCTAGGTATCTAAATGAGAGAGATAAAAAATCTTTCTTAGAAAGTGTGTACCGTCATTGCCAGAATTATAAAATTCAAGGTAATGGTGCTAACATAACTAAACTAGCTGAAATATATCTGCGTAATAAATTGAAAGAAAATAAACATTTGTACAAGGTTGTACTAAGTGTTCATGATGAATTAGTTCTAGAAAGTAATTATCCTGAAGAAGCAGCAGATGCTCTTAAGGACTGCATGGAAAAAGCAGCTAAGGTATTTGGTGTTGATATACCCGCGGACACACTAATAAATACCGTCTGGATAAAATGAATTTTTTAGCTAATAAAACGTATTCAATAATATCTATATCAATATACTTTTTAACATTGATGAGCTACAAAAATATGGATGTTAAAATATTGATGACAGGTATGATAGGAATACAGTTATTAATAGTAAAGTATAAGCCTCAAAAAATGGAAGTTAGTTTAGTGGTATATCTATTAATGTCATTTATAATTTATGGAACTTTTATCGCAAAGGTTATGGGCAGCTATGGCCGCTAGCACAGGGATATTAGCAGTAATATTTATTGTTAATTTCAATATAATAGGAGTATTACTTATATTAGTAGAGATAGAACTGCTTATACAGATGGTAGATAAATTTGAACAAAATAAATCATCTAAAAACTTATTTATATGTTCGCTGAGCATGTGGTTCTCTGGACTGGTCTGGGCTTTATGGTCCTATTGGCAGGTATGCTGTACCTTATTCGCAAGAATAATCCAGACCGTGACCTAGGTGAAGTCTTTACTACTTCGGTAATCAATCAAAACGAGGTAATACTTGACGTCATAATTATATTTTTATATCTGGCTGAGGCTATCACTGCTGCAAGTGTACACACTGAAGATGCGGGGCCTATGTCCAATCCTTTCGCTAGGCTTATTACCCACTTATTAATTAGCAGCGTAGGCGCAGTAGCTAATCTTACACTTATTAAGGATATTGCTACAATATTCAGGCCTATGCCTATATCATATAGATTTATAAATATATTTATTGCTATAATCTTATTAGTCATTTCGATAGCAGTTCCATTTGCTAATCTAGATATGATTGCTTCTAATCTTAGCTCTGAGTTCGAGTTCAGGCATTGGATATTTTCTCTAACTGCATCTGAAAACGAATACACTTCATTCCTTATTAAGTATAAATACCCTGAGAATTATAAGGTGTGGGAAAACTTGCCTGTTCAACTAAAAGTATCTATCTGGACAGCAATGATTCACTATCTAGTAATGGTGTTGTTATCTCTCCGCACTCTCTCAACTCCGGTACGTAGGGCATTATTGTTCCTTCACGTAGATAAATATGAGAAAAAAGCTGAGGGTATTCTTAAGCCTAAGGAAGAAAAGAAGGAGGAGAAGAAAGAAGTTAAAGAAGAAAAAGAGGAGAAAGAGGAAAAGAAGGAAGAAAAGAAAGAGAAGAATGCTACCGAAGATAATATAGAATATTTGATACGGCAGTATGGTTATAAAGATGCTATAAAGATAGAAAATATAGTGAAAGCAGCTCAGGCAAAGCTTAAGAACACGGATCAAGATACTGTTAATATAGCAGTGGATCTAGCAGGTTTACGGTTGAAGTTTGAGGAATATCATCAGACTAAACGTAACGATACGAAAGAGCTTGACAATCTTAAGAATCAACTGAAAACTATATTTGAAGATCCTAAAAAGCTAAACATTAGGTTGAGCAAGGGAAACTAATAATGTGCAGAAACTGTAAAGCTTATACCAGTTACTCTAAAGTGTTATGTCAGAATTGTATGCACTATTGTAAGAAATGTTACAAACCATTTGTACCAAAGGATAAGTCTGAAAGTATCTGCACTAGCTGCCAAACAGGGTATAGATACACATTCGATACTAAATGTACTAATTGTGGAGGCCCTACAACAATTTTAAAAGATCTTTGTTATAAGTGTGAGAATAAAACACGAAGTAAAACAGTTAATTGTAAAGTAAAGAATTGCACTAATAAAACACTAAAGAGCGATGGGATATGCCACGATTGCACTACAACTAGAGTAAAATGTTTATGTGGTAATTATATGAATTCGTATGCTTATATGTGCAATACCTGCTTAAATAAAGCACTAATTAATGAATAGAGATGAAATTCAAAAAGAAGCGATAACAATAGCATTAGAGAAAAAATATGGTACTATTGTTCTTCCACCAGGTTTGGGGAAGACAAAAGTAGCTGTAGAGATAGCTAGTAATTATGATAAAGTATTAATATGTGTTCCTACTACGGTTCTGAAAGATCAATGGAAAGAGGAATTTATAAAGTGGGATAAGGACATATCGAATATAAGAATAGAATGTTTTGCTGCTGCTCATAAAATAACTGATAGTTTTGACTTACTAATAATAGATGAGTCACACTTATCATTAGGTCCTGTATATAAAAAGATATATGATATACCAGTAGGTAGTAGAATCGCTCTTACAGGTACACCGCCTAAAGAAAGTGTAGACGAGATTATATATTCTAAGAATCTTGAAGAAGCTTTAAATGCTTCCGCAATCGAAAAGTCTCTGATCTATAATTTAGAAGTAGGATTCGATCCTAAAAATAAAGCGAGTTATACAGCATTTGACAAACAGTTTAAAGCAGCAACTATAACACTGGCTAAATATAATAAGATATTACAGGAGAAATCAATATTCGATCTAGCTAGAAAATATTCTGTAGAACAAAGTGATATAGTGGGTTTAAATAAAGCAGCTAAAGCTTATTGGGGTGCAATGACCCTACGTAAGTGGGCATGCTACAATAACAAAAATAAAATAGATGTTATTAAAACTATTCTATCGAAAATTAAAAAGAATAAATGGATCATCTTTACTAAGAGTATATCATTTGCTCAGGAGCTGTCCAATCAAATAGATAATTCTTTGCTATACCATTCTAATCTTAAATCAAAACAAAGAGAAGAAGTAATTGAGAAATTTAAAAAGCTTGATAAAGGTATTCTGGTATCTGTAGATGCTTTAAATGCAGGATTAAATGTACCAGATACAGATGCAGCAATATGCGCATCAGGTACTTCGATAGACTTAACATTTCTCCAGCAGTTAGGTAGGATAAGTAGGAAAACATCTAAGCCAAAAGTAGGATTGTTTATAAACTTATACACTCGTAATACAGTTGAGGAGACATGGGTTAAAAATAAAACAAAGTCTGCAAACGCAAGAAATGTAAAAAATGTTTTGGCAATACATAAATGACGGTGGCAGAACTCTGCCTAAAAACTACCATTCGTATACGTCTGGAAACTTAATGGAAGCAATATGTGCGTTATGCGGAACTAATGCCCATGATGGATTTCCAATTCTGTATATACCAAATGATATTACTAAGGCTTCTAAATCAGGTAGCCATGCTTGTTCTACTTGTCAAAATGAAGTTGAAGAAATGATAGAAACAGTGCACTACCATTCTTATAAAGAAATACTTGAGATGATTAGTGGTGCTCCGTCACTGCGTAGTGAGATATCTGAATTCAATAAGTTAATGAATAATATGAGAAAAAGATTTATAGATAACTTTGAGTTCCCAGTAGATACTAAGAAGCATATTGAGCATTTAGATACAGAAATATCTGTGTATGCAGATATGTTAGAAAGATGTGTGTTCTGCAAGAATCATGTAACTTCTAATACATTTGGAAGACATCTTGATGTACCTGTAGAACTATCAACATATCTTAATGGTGGTAAAGTTATTATATGTGGAGATTGTGAGAAGAGCTTACCTGATATAGATTATTTGTACAAAAAAGCTGAAGAAGCATCTCTTATACGTCAGTTAGGCTGCTCCGATTGTGGAGAGTCGTATTACGTGTTTAAAGATGAGTATAATGATAGGTATCCTAAGAATCATTTTATATCCTGGCTATGTCCTAAGTGTGCATATCATGAGGCTATTGAAGCTGATCTGCAGAGCATAAAATACGTAGCACACAATGCTAGTCCTAAATATGAAGGTGATGCAACTGAGTATAGATATAGAGTGGTTCAATGTATGTGTCAGAATAAAGTATCTATAGATTTATGCGGAAGCACAATGTCTTTAATGTCTTCAATGCTAGTGTATAAAGATAATAGACAATATATTTTATGTGATGCTTGCAACGAATACGTAAGACCTATATTAGAAGAGAAGTTATCAAAGCTTATTAGAGTTGGAGAGACTTGGAAAGTAGTATTTGTAGATAATCCATATGATGTAGTATTAGGTGTTATACTAAACGGAGGTATTAATAGAGTAGATAAAGAGAAAATAGAAGGAGATGTAGTAAATGCTATATTCAAATTATTAAATAGAGGACTCAAAGATTTATGACAAATGTAAAACTTGTAATGTCCGTACTATTTACTAAGAAGATTATATTAATGGTGTATAAATTAGAATCTGAATATGAAGGTAAAATTATCCGAAGAGTAAATCCTTCAGAGAATAATCCTTCAAGAATAGTTACATTAGGAGTTTTTCATAGTAAAGATATAACTAATTTGATATTTGAAACAATCAACTTTTTATTAAGTGAAGATGAAGGTACTGACGTGATACAAATAAAAAAGATAAAATTTAAAGATAATATCTAAAGTGAGTAAAAAATACCAAGTCATGAGAATCTATGCACATAAAATAATTATTGATATAAACAGCTCTAAGAAAATAACTACACTAATAGTGTATAATAGAAAAAAAGAAAGAGAGCTTGAAGAAGCTGGTAGATTCACTGTTAAAGGAAATATGAATGAAGCAATATTTTTAGCCACTAATATATTGATAAACAATAAAGAATTTAAAGCAGAAATGCGTATATGAAAACAAGACTTCAGAAATTATCATATAGAGGTATAATTGGAACTGTAGTAGATGGCGATAATATGATTACTGCTACCGCTAAAGACTACTCTATTAATAAGCAGATATTTAAAAAAGAATCTAACTCTGTAGATGTTATATTTGAGATGGTAGATACGATAATAAATGAAAATAAGAACTAAAGATTTTTATGCGGTAATTAACTTGCATAGCAAGGACGCGTGGGGCTCTGAGATATCCTGTAGGATTTTATCTATTAAGGATAATAAACTGGTTTTTGCGGATTCTGTAGATTATACCAATAAAGAAGGGAAAGGTGTAGAGTTTGTTTTTCAAACTACTTATCAAATTTTAAACATTCAAAGGACAAAAGATAAAATGAATGAGAATAGATAAAGAATTGATAGAACGGTGTAATAAGAACGAAATAATGATAGATGACTTCTTAATACTGTACAATATCTACTTCAATTGTAATTGGGAGCTAAATGTATTTCCTGCAAAGATTAACAGGCTGAAAAACCTAGGACTACTAGAAAGCGAAGAAAAAGTAACTTATCAAGGTGAAGTTCTAATATTTGACATACTCCCTAAAAATGAACCGACTAATCCGCCTTCGGAAAAAATAGAGAAGTTCGAGGAATTGTGGAAATTATTTCCAACTAATGATGGATGGGGTAGATTCCCGTCCACTAGAACAATTAGGACTCAGAAAGTTCTAACCAAGAACTATTATCTAGAAGCTTTACAAGACATGCCCCATGAAAAACTTATGGAAGCTTTAACAAAAGAAGTCGAATTTAGAAAAACCTCAAGTTCCGAAAACAAACTAAAATACATGAAAAGTAGTTATAACTGGCTAAAAGAGAAATGCTATCTTGATATGATAGATGTAGATGAAGATTATGAAGAGAACAGAGCAGAAGTTCTCTAGCTTAGAAATTAAGAGCGTTAAAACTGTAGCGGACAACACTAAGCAATATATTATTGACAGAAGAAATTCTAAACAAAGATCTTTAAGAGTTAAATCTGAAAAGGTTAACTCGTGCTTTATGAATGGCTTTGACTGGAATAGGATTATAACCGTAGCCGGATTATCAGGCAGCGGTAAATCTACTCTAGTGCGTCAATGGATACGTGAGATGATTGAGAATAATCAAGAAGAATTTGAAGTGTTAACATTTCAATTTGAGATGATGGGTATTGACGAGATAGCCAGAGATTTATCATCTAAGATTAGTAAATCTGTGAAAGAAATATATTCCGCAACATCTAAGCTAGATGAAAAAAGCGTAGAAGAAGTAAGTTATCTATTGGATGAGATAGGAAACTATCCTATATCCATCGTAGATAATCACGGAACAGTAGAACAGATAAGATCTACCATAATAGATTTTGTCAAGGCTAAAGAAAAGAATATAGTAGTTACCATTGACCACACATTGCTTGTTAAGGGTAATGATGAGAAGGAAACTATTGACTCATTATACCAAATGCTTATAGAAACTAAAAAAGATATAGATTCTATGGGGTATAAGGTTATGTTCATAGTCATTTCACAATTAAACAGGAATATAGAATCTATTGATAGATTATCTAATGCGAAGTTCCACTATCCTAATAAAACGGATTTATTCGGCGCTTCATCTGTTTATTTTAGTTCTGACTATGTTATTGTTGCTCACAAACCGATCCTTTTACTTGAGGGCATATCAGAAACATATGGCCCTGTAAAGAAAGGATTTAAAAACGGACTGCCATTATTTAAAGACGCCAGACCTTTGATTTATTTACACGTCATAAAAGACAGATTTGGCAGTAATAACAAGATTATTCCGTTCGTGGACAACTTAGAATTTTCAAGTATGAACGAGACATCTTTATAAGTATGTTCGAGTATATAGAATTTGTAATTAAGTTTACTATAGTATTGTATTTTGTAATTAGATAAATAATTTTAATTTAAAATGATGAAGTATAAGATTTTGCAAGTAGGAGCATCAGGCTCAGGTAAAACATGGTCCAACATTAATTTGGGAAAGAATACTGCATTTATTAATGTAGAAAACAAGCCACTTCCATTCAAGGATAACTTTAAGTCACACTCAATACCTAAAGATTATACGGAGGCTCTAAAAGCCTTAATAGAAGCAGCGAAGAATCCAGATATAGATATTATAGTATTCGATTCATTCTCTGCTTATATGGAAAGTGTGTTAAAAGAGGCCAGAGCTTCACGCAAAGGGTTATATCAGGCCCTTTTAAAAGCTATCTAATTGACTGGAACACCCTTAGAGCTTTACACACTCCGTAACACAGTAATGATGTTACTATAGTAAAAGAGGTAAAGATTGGGCGATCAGCAGCTAAGTACCCATAATAAGTGGGTAAAAGTTCAACGACTATCCTTTTGGGGAGTACTGGTAGTTTACTACTGGGAAACGGTAGCTATATTTAAACTTAAAATAATATGAATTATATTTATGCTTTAATTGACCCACTAACAAATAATATTAGATATATAGGAAAAACTGTAAATCTAGCCAGTAGATATAGTTTTCACGTAAATGATAAATCAAATACTTATAAAGTAAATTGGATAAAATCTTTACAAACACAAAATCTTAAACCAATAATGGTAGTAATAGATAAGTGCAAATATAGCTGGCAAGATAGAGAAAAGTTTTGGATAGCGCATTTTAAAAAAATGTATAAACTCACAAATCTAACTGCTGGTGGAGATGGATTATTAAATCCTATTAAAACTAAAAAAAGAGCTGTGACTGCTTATAATTTGGATGGGTCATTATATAAAAAATACAGCAGTATATTAGAAGCGTCTAAAGATGTGAAGGTAAAATCTAGTCATATAGTAGATTGCTGCAATGGAACAATAAAAACATGTGGTAAAAAAATATGGATTTATTCAGAAAATAAGTTTGTAAAAAAATCTTTAAATGACAAAGCAAAACCAATAATGCAATATGATTTAAAAGATAATTTTATAAAAGAATTTTCATCTATTAGCGAAGCAGCACTAAATCTAGGATGTAAAGCTCAATCAATATCAAGAGTGTTGAGAGGAGAAAGAAATAAGATAAAGAATTTTAAGTTTAAATATAAAGATATAGTCTAACCTTTTATGAAAGTAAAAGTACTATTGTTGATGTATGGAATTTCTACAATGAAGAGATTGCCAAGTTCCACACAATCCTAAACAGGATCGACAAAACTGTATTTGTCACAGGCCATTACGAGATACTCAACATTGAGGGTAATGCGGAGAAACGGTTGAAAGTCCAGGGTGAATCTATGCCCTGTTTAAATCACTTTAATTGCTGGGACATCCTTAGAGAGCACAGACTACAAAGTAATCATGAAATATGGATAAGCTTGAATGTTTGAAAACTTGTGCTATTGGACAATCAGCAGCGAAGCCTCGAACAGAGGAACGTTCAACGACCATCCCGGAAGGGAGTAGGGGTAACCCGAAACAGGTGACATATTTAAAGATAATTTAAGTATGATGATATGGTCTGATCTTACTAGAAATAGTAAGCTAACACAAATGAGAGAGAATGAAGGATTGGTTGAGCGCCACTACACCATAGTAATGTATAGTGATAAAAAGTGGAATGAGGATCGTAAGAGATTTGACTATTTCTTTACCTTAGCAGGTGAGAATCTGTCAGCAAAATGTCCTCCACAAATCTTTGGTGAGGATGTAATTAATATACCTAATGATAACAAATTTATTAACGAAAAAATTGAAGAATTTATTAACAACTAAAAAGAAGAATTATGAGCAAGTTTGATCCATTTTTGTTTGACGAGAAAGAATTGACAACAACTAAAATCCCAGTAGGAATACACTCCAAAGTAGAATTGGTGAATGTAGATATTGGAGATTCTTATTTTGATATTAACTTTAGTAAGGATGGTTTACGTCACAATATCCGTAAGTGGCAGCCAAACGATAAATACCCATTAACAGTAGATGTGGATGGTGAAAAAGTAGAAGAAACACCTGAGCAGACTATTGCACGGAAAACTAAGGAGAATCTAGGACCAATTAATAAGGTACTAAAAGTACTAGCATCTGATGAAGAGATCGAGAATATGAAGAAGAAAAGCTACGCATCATATGATGAGTATATAGAGAATGCGGCTAAGTTCATTAACAAGCGGATTATGGATAATGAGCGGAATAAGAATATCAAGTATGTCAATATAAAACTAATATATGACAAAGATGGTATGTATTCCGTGTTTCCCCGCTATGGTTATATGGAAGAGTATAAAGAAGGAATGGAGCCAACTCTAAAATATTCTGATTACGAAATCAAGAATTCCATTACTCCGAAAGGTAGAACAGTAAAGGATGACGATTTGCTATAATATAGTGGGGATATGAAGTATCATATCCCCTTTTTTATTACCGTTTATGGTCCAAACTAAAGTATTTGAGCTGTGCAAGCTTCTAGAGAAAGGGTATAAAGACTTCATAAAGTTCTCAGATGTTCGTGTAAAGATCATTAAAAGCCCAGTAGGCTTATCTGCATATGAAAGCTTTGAGAGCTACATATTAAATGGAATGTTGATACCGACTAGGCAGGTTACTAAACTTGCTAAATTAATAAGTGCATATAATGGGTATAAGAATATTATTAAGATGTATTCAACTGATTTATCTCAAGGGATAATTAATAAGTTTGAACTAGAAGCTGCTACAGATCATTTAGGTATAACAGAAATAATTAAACAAGAGTGCTATGACTTACTTTGTAGAGTACAAAATAACAAATAGGGAAACTGAACATTCTATGATTACTCAGTGCTATATTAGCCGAGTTAATGTGGAAGGTACAAAAATAGATCTAGAAAATATAGAACCGGATAATATGGAAACCGCTATTATAAATGATATTTTAGATTTTGAGGGAGAAGACAAGCACAAATACGATGTAGAATTGATAAGCTACCGAATTCATAGTCAAAGACCAGTAGTAATTAAAAATGGATACAAAGAATTGGATAATACAGAATCAGGAGCAGATAATGGAGTATTACCTAAACCTGAAAGTTACGAGGAAGCTGATTACTTCTCCCTTTAGAGAAGATCATAAGCCTACTTGTGGATTCTATTATTCAGATAAGGGTGTATTGTATCTGCATGATTTTGCTACTAATGAGCATTTAGATGTGTTTGAAGTGGTTAAACGAAAGTTTAAAATAAACTACTATCAAGCAATTATAAGAATAAATCACGAGAAGAATAAGTTTAATATAGATAAGGTATCATTAAAGAAAGAAAAAATATTCTACACATTTACAGAGATAGATAACTTCGATTATTTTAAAAAATTTAGGATTTCTAATGAGATTCTAAAGCTTTATAAAGTAAAAGCAGTTAAGACTTTATACGTTAATGAAGCAGTATCCAAGAAATCAACTAAGACAAATCCGATATTCGCTTATACATTTCCAAGTGGACATTTTAAATTCTACAGGCCTCTTACAAAAAATGATGATAAGTGGGGAGGTAATTCCACTATTAATGATGTGTTTGGATATTATCAGTTACCTCAAAAATCTAAGATAGTATTTATAACTTCATCTGCTAAAGATGTAATGGTCTTACGATCATTAGGATATAATGCAGTTGCGTTTTCATCCGAGAATATTTCTACTAAGAATGAAGTAGCTAAAGTTATAAACAATCTCAAAAAAAGATTTGAGTATGTTTTTGTGTACATGGATAATGACAGTGCCGGGAGTAAAGCTAACCAAAAGATTAGCTTCGACTTCAGAATTAATAAGGTGCAGAATCCAGCTAACACACCCAAAGATATATCAGATTATATGGCTAAATATAATATTAGGAAAACACACAGAATGCTAAAAAAGTTAATCATTAAAGAACTAAAGGATGATTTCGAGGCATTTATCAAGTTTAATTCTGAAACACATTGGTAAGATAATGGAATTTAAAAATACTGAGTTTTATAAATATTACACTAGTAATATAGAAAATGAATTAGAAGAAGGGACATACTATCCAACTAAGGATAATATATTTAGAGCATTTAAAGAAGATCCTAAAGTAATTGTGCTGAGTCAGGATCCATATCATGATGGTTCTGCAACAGGTTTAGCATTTGATAGTTATTACCATAAAAAGATGCCTCCATCCCTAAAGAATATAGTAGATGAAGTAATGGATGATATAGGATTTATGGAGATAAAAAATGATGCAGATAGTGTATTAGAACATTGGAATGACCAAGGAGTTATGCTAATAAACACTGCTCTAACCGTAGAGAAAGGTAAAGCAGGATCTCACACTAAGTTATGGGAACCATTTACTATTAAGGTTGTAGAGCATATGAATAAAGTAGACAACATTGTGTGGATACTATGGGGTAATCACGCAAAGAAGTTTAAGAAGTACATTATAAATAACACGCATAGTATTATTGAGGGCTATCACCCTTCTCCATTAGCAGGGAATAAGTTTAAGAACGGAAAATATTTTAGCAAATGTAATGATATATTAAAATCTAAAAACATAACACCAATAAAATGGTAACTTTATTAGTATTCGGATATTTAATTCCCAAGCAGGATTTGGATCAAGAAACAATGAAAATGTTTCAAGAGAATGGAGCTACTATTATATCCAAACCTATGCACTATTTAATAGGTGCAGTAATGCGGGCGTATGTAGTTGACGCTATCAAAGTATCTGATCTTATGACTGTATTACCATCTGCTAAAAGCAAATACAGATGGGCAATGAAAGATAAAGCCGAGGAACTATTTCTAATCAATGTAAAAGATGAAGAGATAGATGAGAATATAAAATTTGAATAATGAAATATAAGAATAAAACAAGTGGGATATACAGAAGTGATTTAGAAAAGAATTGCGCATTATTACTGAAAGAAAACAATGTAGATTACGAGTACGAAAAGTATAAAGTTCTACTTCAAGATAAGGTAAAACTAGATGTTCTATCTATCGAGAAAGGTAAAACTATTAAAACACTTCGTAAGATAACATATACTCCAGATTTTGTTGGGAACAACTGGATAATAGAAACCAAAGGTAAACGTACACCAGACTTTAATATAAAGTGGAAGATGTTTCTAAAGAACATAGATCCTAAATATAAACTAGTGTGCATAGCAAGTAATAAAAAACAAATAACAGATTGCATAAATCAAATTAAGAAATTATGAAATTATTGAGCAAGGATAACATCAACATTATCACTGATTATATTAACGACACAATTAAAAAGCGTGTAAGTGTTATTAACGATATTATTACTTCTTCTGAAGAATATAAAAACTATAAGGCGCAGTTTAAACCTGAAACTCAAGAACTAATTGATAAAAGGTTTGAGCTGTTTGAAATGAAAGAGATCATTGATAAGCAGCTAGATGAGAATGAAAAGAAGTTTATGGAACTAGAGAATGTAGAAAGATATAATACCTATTCTAAAAGTGCATTAGAATCTTGGCTAGAAACTTCTAGAGAGTATCAAAGACATGAGAAGTATAAAACAATTAGTGTCGGCAATGATCTAACTAATAAGATTAAGATGGCGCTGTTAGAACTTAAAGAGCCTGATCCTGAAATCGCAAAGGAAAAAGTAACAACTAAAATGATCCTAGAAGTATTTGGAAATGAGCAAAATTAAAGACTACTATGCTTCTAATAGAGTATCTAATAGTCTTTTAAGCGCTCTTAAAAATCCAAGATGGCTAAAAATTAAGATAGAAACTCCTGATGTAGAAGATGAAGAAAAGAAAGCATTTAGAATAGGATCTGCAGTAGACTGCTTATTAACTGATCCAGCTAGATGGGATGATGAGTTTGTAGTATCTGATGTAGTTCGTCCTTCAGGATTTATGTCTAAGTTTGTAGATAACTTACCATGTAGTTTAGAAAGTACAGAAGACTACCAGATAGCTTATGAAAAATCAGGTTATAAAATTAAGATTGAAAAAGTAATTGATAAATTTAAAAGTGATGAGCAAGCTGTATCTTACCACTCTAGCGTATGCAGTTTAGATAAGAATAAATATGTGCTGAGTAAGGATGAATATGATATAGTTACTAAGTGTAAAGAACTAGTATTAGCTAATCCATTTACTCAGAAATATTTTATAAACCTGTCTAAGAGTATAGAGCTGTTGCACCAATACGCAGTGTATTTTGATTACAATGGGTTTCAATGCAAAGCGTTGCTAGATGGAATAAGAATAGATCATAATGCTAAAACTATAGAACCATTCGATTTAAAGACTACTGGTGGAGGAGTATATAACTTTGAGAGTAGCTTTAGAGAGTTTGGTTATTATAGACAAGCAGCTATGTATCTAGAGGCTATCAAAAGAGATGACTATATTAAAAGCTTGATAGAAAAAGATTACAAAGTACTTGAGTTTAAATTTATTGTTGTTGATAGCAAGCCTTCGTCTAACATGGCATCTATAATATACAAGACATCAGAAAACGATATAAATGTAGGATTGAATGGAGGTTATCACAATGGTAAATATTACCCAGGTATTAATAGTTTGATAGAAGATTTGAGGTTTCACTTGGAGACAGAGTATTGGGAATTACCAAGAGATGTCTACATTAACAATGGGATAATAAATTTAGATGCTTTCAGGAATCAACAAGAGTAGAATATTTCTACTGCCGTTTTATGAATTAAATACTGAACCACACACGATAGTAAATACTTATTTAGCTAATAAGGAATACTACGGGACAGACGAAATTACTGATTATTTTTACGTAGAATTACATATTTGGAATCCGAAAATAAAGAATGACTACTATATCAATCATTACCATACGGACAGTAACACGGTGATGTTAATACTTAAGGTTCCTGAAACTCTTAAAGAAGTAAGAACTAAACTAATTGAAGGTAAATATTCTGAGTTTAACGATGAGTATATTAAAAAGTATTTTAGAGAAAAATTAAGTAATAATAGTTTAAATACAAACTATAGAATATTGAAGAAAGATAAGTTAGAACTTCCTAAAACTATTCTACCTTTACGAGAGTATTGGCAATTAGTATTAGATGTAAAGTTTGATGACAACCAAGAGTTATTATCTAAACCTAATCTAAGAAGTGAAACATACGACAACAGCAGATTCAGCTACGATGTAGATTCTATATGTGATAACATTAGAAACTATGTAGAGTATAAGTTAGAGACTTTTATAGATAAAGATTTATCGCAATTTAATGAAGCGTACAATTCTAAAAGATCTAAAGCTGATAAAGTACAGGCGTTGAAAGATAAATTGGAAGAGAAAATTATACTTCCTTCTTCAGTAAACTCTATAATAGAAATATTAATAAATAATGAGTTTAGAAGATCAGAGCGCAGCTAAAGATAAAGATAGCAAGGTTAGCTTAACAGAAATAGACCCAGCTTATATAGTATCTATGGGTAGGAGAATGAGTGAAAATAAAAATAAGTACGGAAAATTTAATTGGAAAAAAAATATAGATGTATTGGATCTGGTAGATGCCCTTGAAAGGCATCTACTGGATATTAAGTCCATATTAGTAAGTGGAAGTCCGGTACTGAATATTGATGAATCTTTAAACGATCACTTAGCGTCCATAGGATGTAACGCTATGATGATAAATTATCAAATAAATAATTATGAAAGAGTTGCTGGCAAAAGTTAGAGAGTTTCACGAGACGTTTGGACACGAAGTAAATTCAGATCCAACTTCAATTGGCATACATGGTAGACAGTTAAGATTTAGACTTCTGAAAGAAGAGAACGAAGAGTATCTAGTTAGTGATGATATTTACTCACAAGCTGATGCTATCGGCGATGCTCTATATGTACTATGTGGAACAATAATAGTACACGGATTAGAAGATAAGATTGAGGAAATATTTGATGCGATTCATAGATCTAATATGTCAAAGTTAGATGAGAATGGTAAAGCCATTATTAATGGTGTTAATGTTCCTATGAATAGTTTATATCCTTTTGGTAAGATATTGAAAAGCGATAGATATACTACTCCTACTGAGGAAATTAAACAAATCTTAAATCAATAAAATATCATGGTAGAATTACTTAAATGGTTCGGTGACGATATGGATATCGTAGATAAAGCACGTATCAGCTTTGACAAGTCTTCAGAAAACTACTCCTTATCTCAGAATACTAGGCTTATTAATTACCTAGCAGAAGAGGAGCACACACTGCCGTTCCGACACCAGCATATCCAGTTTAGAATTACTACGACTATCTACGTGGAAAGACAGCTGTTTAAACACGAGGTAGGTGTAACAAAAAGTTCAATCTCTGGTAGGTATGTAGACTTTTCAGCTCGGCATACTGCTATCGGAGAAGGTAATTGGCGCATGGCCTCTAAGGTTGCTAAGCAGGGTAGTGGTGATTTATGTAATCCTAAAGTGCAGAAAGAATTAGCTTATCTTGAGGATAAGATGATTAACTACGCGATGAAGACGTACGAGAAAATGTTGAAGCTTGGTGCGTGCAAAGAACAGGCAAGAAGTATTCTGCTTCTAAACCTGAACACAACTTTCATTATGACATTGAGTCTTCAGGCATTCCTACATATGTGTAGACTGCGCCTAAAGCCAGATGCTCAGAAAGAAACTCGAGATGTAGTTCAGCAGATGTTGGACTTAGTGCTCGCAATTCCTAGTCGTCCATTTCACCACGCAATCAAAACATGGGGCATAATCGAGTAAGTGAGATAACAAATCTCCTAGATGATGTGGCAGATACACTAGTACTACTGGGAGGAGATCCGGCTAAAGCCGATATATTAAAATCATATAAGAATAGAAATGATGTACCTATAGCAATGAGAGACTTCTTTGAATCAATAAAGTTTGATGTATTTATTGTCAGAGCTTGGTCAAGCGTAAAAGGTTTTAAAGAACTAAAATCTAAATGCGATTTGCTACTAAGCATGATAAGCAATTATCAACAATCTAGGTATATATAAAACGAAAGGGGATAGATCAGTTTTGATCTATCCCCTTTTTTTATTTCTTAACGCTCCTTAACATTAAAGAAGTCTCCTAGCGCTGAATTTGATAATTGTTCAGATTCGCTAACCTTACTAAATATATCATGATACGCTGATAAGAAATGTATATTCCTACGCAGCTCAATAGAGCCTCGTAGATTACCTTGGCGTGTTAATGCTTCATCTTCATAGCCAGCAGCATACATCATACTAGCCCAGAAGAATTCTGTAGAAGCATCCATAACTTTAATACTCTTCTTAGCTACTACAGGTGATGAAAGATTAACCACATTCTTAATAAGCTCAAATGGATTAACTACGGCACCAACATCCCTATTAATATTAGTGTATATCTTTTTGAGTGAAGAGTCTTCATCATCATCCCACATCATCTTACCTCCTAAGAACATCAGTAAGTACATAGCAGTAGTTAAGAAGAAATCTTTCATATCTTCTTTCTGCTGTTCAGACAATGAATCCCAATCATAAGACTCGTCAAACTGTATGCCGAATATAGTTCTAGTCTTAGAACCTTTCTCACCCGGAGTACGTGACTTGAGAGCTAAGTAATTGTATAACAGGCCTAGTAGCATTCGCCATCTACCTTCAATTACTGCAGGGCTCCACTTAAGAACCTTAACACCATTCTCTTCTACCTCTTTAAAATAACCTTCAGTCTCTCTTTTACCTCGTGAAGCAAAAGCATTCTTAAGTATAGAAGGTAAGTATCTTTTAAGTTGTAGCATTACTTCGCCTAATACGTAGTACTCCATAGCAGCTCTTTCATCTAACCTATAACCACCATGAATCTTCTCGTATAAAAACTTAATAGAATTAATCTCTTCTATCTCTAACTCACCTACATCTACATACTGCGGATTATCACTAATATTAGATATGTTACGCTTACCTCTAATGCCTCCAGTATATACTACCTTGCCATCTCTAACAGTGTAAGCATCCCACATAGATATTTTATTACCGTTTAGATCTACAGTACTCATAGCTTTTAATTGGGCTACGAACATAGCAGTTGCTAATATTTCTTCAGGAACAGTATGAAACATTAGAAGTGTTCTAGAACTGAACAATCTATTATTAGCTGTTAGAAGACTATTCTTAGAAGTGTACCAGTCTACATTGTCAGGCATATATCCAAACTTCTCCATCAGTAGATAAGCTTTATTACTTCTAAACTTATTATCTGATAGACCGTCTTTAACATACAGCTCAAATGCTATTGCTTGACCTTCCATTAGATCTGATAAAGTAAACTTAGCATTCTCTGCATTACCAAATAAGCTATTCTTGAGACCTTCTTTAGCAGTAACCAAGTTAGCAAACACAGCGTTAGCTGTACCTGTAAATACTTTTAACCACATAGTAGCACCGCCGAAGAATGTCTTAACAGATCTTAAGAACTTAACTCCATTAAATTGCTTATAACCTCTATCAGTTACTCTACCAAATGATCTACCTGCTAACTTAACTTCTTGCTGCTTACGACCTAGTATGTGTAGATTAATAGAATCATCTAACCAGTTACTTAAATTCTCAAACTCTAACCCAGTAGTTCTAGATTGATATTCTAAGAATACTTTTAGACCTAAACCAAAAGAATGCACTTCGTCGAGATGATACTTATAGAAATGCTGCTTTACAAAGTTATCTATAGATAGTTCCAGATTAGTAGTGTAGTTTTCATTACTAGCTATTGATTCATTATCTAAATATTTCATAGGTATAGCTTCTCTTGAAGCATCCCATCTATCATAGACAGTCTCAAAGTATGTAGTGAAGTAATGATTATATAAATACTTTCTCATCTTATCAGAGAATGCACCAAATCTAGAACTTATATCATACATTTGAGGAGGATACTTAGGGAAGAATCCTTTGTAATATTGGAATTCTTTTCTAGGATTAGCAGAGAATTTACCATTAAACAGATCAAGATTAGTCAGTGGTATTTGTTTTCCTTTGGTCTGGAAGTATGTTATCTTTTTATTAGCAAGTGCTTTACCATCTGTAGAATAGTAAGCTTTAGAATCGTTAAAGAACATCTCAACAGAATCGTTAGCAAAATCTAAGAACTCTCGCTCTGTCTGAGTCATGTTTTTATATTCAGGATCTTCCTTATGATATAACCTATCACCTTTATACGCAAAGCTAAACAGCTTATTACGATCAATACCTTTAATAAGTTTAGTCATGGGTAAGCCTGTTCTTTCTTGAGCAAGCTTAGTAAGTATCTTATCGTACTTAGTTCTCCACTCCAGATAATCTTCACGAGCTTTTTGTTTCTGTTGAGTTAATACTTGAGTATATAACTTTACATAAGGATTAGTAGATGCAGATGCTGAACCTAGCCATCTATCCATCCAGCCCATATCAGTATCTTGAGACGATAAGTCGTTAGCGTTAGAACGTAGATCAGCTATCTCTTTAGTTAGCTCAGCCATTCTCTTAAATCGAGTATTAGCATCAAACTTTTCATTGCTGAAATTCTTATGTAGATCTTTATCATACATAACTAGTGCTTGCAACTCTAAGTTCTTTATTCTAAGTTCTTCTGCTACTGTTCTATTATTCTGCTGTTTAACATAGTTATATGTTTTAGGATTAAATATATCAGGATACTTTTCTTTTATCTGCTTATACTCATCAGGCTTTTCAGCTTTAAAATAGTTTTCTATCATCTCTAAATAAGACTCTATATTAATATGCCTAAAGGCATCTACATCATCTATAGAATACTTATTATTGATATACAGTAACTCTAAATTTCTGAATCTAGCATTTGGTTTTTCCATCTTAAGAAGCATAGCGTACAACATAATCTGTAGCTTAGCTTTATTACGAGGTGTTACAAATATATCTCTAGTAGATGTTCTACCATACTTAAAGAAATCAAATTCGAAAGTTTTATTAAAGTGCCTACCTGTCTTAATATCGTAGATAGAATATATATCATCTCCGTGATCAACTACTAAGTCCATAGTACCGCCTATCTTTAGTATATCATTAGTGATAGCTACCTCAGATAATAACTTATCTTTAGGATTAGGATCGAACGCATCAGTACCAGTCTTCTTAAGGATCTTTACAATGTTATCATTAGTTAACCATGAGAACTCTGTTTGAAGTAATCCTGATTCTTGATAAAGAGTTGTTAGTCTAGAATCGTCACCAGTAATGTACGATGATATGATAGCGTGGAATATGATACCTTTATATCTACCTATCTCATAATCTCTATCTACCTTAGCAATGTACTCAGCCTTAGTAACAGGAACTGCAATATTAGAGAACTTAATCTTTTCATCAGCAGGTCTATTAAGCCAGTAATTCTCAGCTTGTCTTGTACCTACTGTATCAGTAGAAGTAAAAGGATTCCTCTGCATAGCAGGCATAAGAGTAGATGTTACAGTACCATACTCATTACCATTAGCTGCTTTATAAGTATCATCATTAATCTTAGTAGCATTAGATAGGTTATCAATGTAAGCATAAGATCCCATGTTCTTAGGTTCAGATGTTTTCATCTCGGCTAAGAACTTTTTAAACCCATTTATATCATATATATCTGAGTTAGTGTTTTGTAAGAAAGTAGTATATAGCTGCTTAGCTAACTCTCTTTCTTGCTCAGAGTTAGTAATAACATCTGAGTTTAATTGTTCTAGGGAAGTATATCTCTTCCCTCTATATGTCGGTAAACAAGCCATATTAATTTAGTTCTTTTATCTTTAAGTATTGAGAATTATTTTTTACTCTCTCAGAATAATTAGCCCTAGTATTCCACTTCTTAGGTAAATAGGTTTCTATATCTTTCTTTTCAGCATCTGTCAATTGATTATTATACCTAGTAGCTAGTATTGCTGCTGTAGCAATAGCTGAATCTTTAGGATTAAGTAGCTGTTCATTACTAGTAATACCTAACTCACGCAGTATCTTTTTTTCAGAGTCATCAAGCATATTAAATCTTATCTGAGTTAACCCTACACTATTAGAATCTTTATTAGCTCCGTAAGTAGTAGCTTTACTTTTATAGTCAGGGCTGCTAGAGCTGCTCATGTTAAAATACTTATTAACAGCCCTTGCTAAATTACCTACAGCAGAGTGTGTATCTCCAAAATTACTTTCTGTTCCGTATATTCCAAAAGCTATCTTAGCAATATCATTGTAAGTATCACCATTTATCTTGGCAACTTTCATTATTTTTTGCTTATTATCAGCTAATGCCTGTGCAAACGGTTTAGTAGAATTATTAAACTCTTCTTCGTCATTAATATCAAAAGCTGTAAATACTTTTTCCCTAAAAGTTTTCTCATCCAACTCAACTTTAATAGGTTTATAATTTAAAGTATTAGATGTCCTATTAACATTTGGATTTTTAGATTTAAAAATAAGCTTTCCATTACTTATTTCGTAGGTATTGTTTTCATCGTCAGGTAAAACATATAATTTTTGACCTTGCTTATAACCTCGCTTATAAAGATCTTCAAGATTATAACATATTCCATTTATACAGCCTGTAGATAGCCTATTATTAGAAGGATCGTTATCTCTAATTTTAGCAGTCCTATTACCAAAACTACTATGTATTGCCATAGGAACTTCTATGCCGTATTCATTTTTAAAATTCCAACTTGGAGCATTAGAGTAATCAGGATTATTAGGAGTTACTCCTGATACTTCGTAGATTCCAGCACCCGTAGTTTTATTACCTTCATTCCAATAAACTTTACCATTTCTAACTACTGTTTTAGTTTGTTCATCTCCAACATTAGCGCCAGTACCTACATTATAAGATGTGATTTCTTTATCGCCTTTATATAAATGCAATTTACCTTTTTTCTTATCAAGAATAAGATACTGATCTTTAGAATTTTTATTATACTCTCTAATAATATCAGCCTGATTCATGCTATTAATCTCCTGCTTTCTTTTTTTAACTGTTTCCCAGTCTTGATAAGAAGGCTCTAGCTTAACTGTTTCTTTATCAGAGTAAACAGATGAAACCATTTTATTTTGTTCACTTAACCTAGCCTGAACAAACGGAGTATTCATATTATTAGCCGCTAATACTTCTTTAGAAGGTTGGAAGTTCTCTCCTTTTACATTAGTGCCATACTTTTTACCTTTATACTCAAATATCTGATTAGGACCTAAACTATTTCTAGCTATCTTAAAAGCCTCATTAAAATCTTTAGCATTAATTTCTGAACTAGGTGTTACTACTTTAGTGGCCACTTGAGAATCAACTCTAGTATTATCTAATTCACCAGATAATAGTCTAGCTCTTAATTTCATATTATCAGAAAAACTACCAGTAGTTAAACCTTCTGCTTTAGCAGTAGACCAATCCTTGCCAGTTCTTTGTTTATATAATTCTGATATAACTAACCCATCCTCAGCTTTAATCTTCTTCTCTTGTTCTAACATTTCCTTAGTCGGCTCTTTACCTGATCCTATATTAGCGCGTATGTTATCCCATAAACCTCGTCTAGAGTAAGTACCATCAGGAGCGTAGTTAGACATGGAAGGAAGAGTGTTAACTATAGCATCTATACAAGAGTTACATTTACTTTTAATTAAAGCTTGAACTTCAGATCTTCTATCTTTTGGAATAATAACATAGTCTCCTGCTTTATTCTTGAGTATAAGCTCTCCTCCTTCAGCTTCAATATTTATATTTTTCATACTTAGTTGTTAGGTAATATAAGTCCGTATTTAGCTTTGATGTTTGAATTATTAGATGATAGTTGCACACCATTATTAGTTATCATTACATCTACACCGCCCCTAGAATGTGATGGGTAGCCTGTTAAATCGTCGACTATCTCCCATTGAGATCCGTGAGTAAAGTCACTTCTTAATCCTTGAGCAGCACATGGGTCATTATTCTCATCTGTGTATGTAACTTCAGATGTAGGAAAATTAAGTGCGGACATAATCAGCTCTGCATAATTAGGATCAATTAGAAACAAAGCTTCAACAGTAGCATCTACAGATGTCGATACACCTAATAGAGCTGGGGAAGGAAACTCATCAGTGTTATTAGCTTCCTGCCATCTTGACACCTTAGAATATAGTTCTAAGGGGGTTAGCCCTGTTATTGCTAACAGGGCTTTATATTCTTTTGATTTAATATTTATACACTTAGCCATGACATTTAATATGCTCAAGTAGTTGTTTAGTATCTGAATTTAATAGTGTTGGAACATCAGTTAGTAATTCTTTAGCAACAATATTAAGATCGACGGGTTTGAAAACAATAGATAAGATATTTTTCTCAGAAGATTTCCTAATAAACTTACCAAACTTTCTCTGTGACCTATCAAAGTTATCATTAGGATAGTAAGCAAATACATCATCTTGTTCTAGCAGAGTTCCTAATCCTGAGTAGGTCTCGGTATTTTTATCATAAGCAATAGGCGTAGTTATTTCTACTGATCCATCTTTAAGAACATTAGTATCTAATGCAGGTAAAGATATAAGACCAGGAGCAAAGTACTTATCAATTCTGTAGTTCTCTAACATATCATTAGTATATACATCCTTAATCTTACCTACTCTTTGATAATATACCTTCTTATTATCTTCAGTTTGGTATACCTTGATATACACTGTAGTATCTTTATTGTATGTCTCCTTAATAAATAATGGGAATGAATGCTTTTTAGTAGGATCAGATTCGTTATCTACATTATACTTTATATTATAATACACAGGCCTTCCATCAATAATCTCCATACCATGCTTAGTACCTTTAGGTGATTTCTCTTCTAAAGTGTAATCAGGTTTAACAAGAGATTTAGAGTTAGCTAAGTTGTAATATAAGTTAAAATGATCTCTATGCTTAGAAAGACTATTAGAATCAATTAGATTATTAAGTGTTCTAACATAATAATTTACGGCAGCTTCAAACATAGATGGAGGAAGATATGCAGCAAATGATGATGACATATTCTCTAAACCTAAATTAAGCAGCGCATATATTACTAAGTCTTTCTGTATAGGAGATATAATATTCATAGGCATATCGACTACTTTAACTTCTCCTTGTTCATCTATATAATACTTAGACAGTTCTCTAAAGCCTATTACAATCTTACCTATATCTTCTGGAGATAAACCTATTGAAGATCTAAATCTAATAACCTTAGTACCATTCTCTGATGTAGGAGTACTTATATGTTTTAAGAAATAGTTAGATGCGCCGAACACAGCTGTTTTAGCTTCATGAAGTTGTAGTTTCTGAATATTATTAGCTACCTCATCATTGAATACTCTTTGTCCTGATAAAGTAGTAGTACGCTTAGCACCTTTCTCACCAGTGTTAACAGTAATAGTTTTAGGTTTAACTTTTGATAATCTTTCCATTACTATTGGAGTAGATGCTAATATGTACTTAGCAAATGTTCTTCTAATACGCGAGTTAGTAGTAAAACTATTTACTCTCTCAGAATATACAGAGTCTATAGTATCTGCAAACTTCTGCATATCTTTAGAATGTATAATAAATCTATCTTCTATTAGTTGCACTGTTCTAGATAATAGTCGAACAGCTGATTCTAAGTGAGGAGCAGATTGTAAAATATTAGTAGATACAAATGAGAATGATTCGTTAGGTACTAATACAAACTTACCATTTATAGTTTTTAATTTACCTATTTCTTTCTCAGCTCTAGGAATTACAGAGAATAAGTCTTCTACAAATGGATCTATGCTTTGAATAACTCCTAAGAAGCTAGAAAAGTTTCTCATATCCTCACCTATCTTATGTGCCTTAGCAAATAGTCTTAGAGCATTAGCAGTAGTAACTTTATCTTCGTTAGTTACTTTACCTACATTAATTTTAAGAGATCCATAATCAACTATTGTATCGGGGTAAGTTTCATATACTTTTAACTTATCTATTAACCAGGCATCTATATTCTGAACTCTACCCGTAAATAAATCATTGAATACTCCTTGATATAATAAGTGTATAACAAAGTCAATAGGTACTCCTGTAGATACTAGACCTACTACTGCAGAACCAGTGTACTGATTAATACGTGCTTTAGGTAATAAACCTAACTTCAAGTTATCAATCGCTGCGTTAGTAAGAGCATCTAATACCTGAGTAACTGTGTAATTTCCTAAAAGATCTTTATCAGATAGCTTATCTACATTGTATGTAGTATCACCTATAGTTATACTAAACTGTCTAGTCTTAGATAAGATAGGAGAGTTGAACTCTGTTCTTTGCTCATTTGATAAAGTAGTATCTATAAGCTTTTTAATCTTATTTGAAACATTTGTTTTATAAGCTTCTATTGAAGAATCAGCTTTAAGCTTGATAGTGATACCAAGTGAATCTGCAATAGTAGTTATATCACTAACTGATCTAGCACTGTCAACAGCGTATAAAGAATTGTATAAATTATTTACTGCTGAAGAAGCACCAGCTTGAGCTAAGTATCCAAATGATTTAGCTGAGTTAGCAAATGCACCAGTAAGAACTACACCAGCAGTTAAGGCTGCATAAGCTTCAAACTCTCCTTCCATAGTAGATAAGTCAAATGTCTTCTTTTCTATAAAGGGTTTTAAAGCTGTAGATTCTAATACATTATCAATAGGTACAAACGCAATAGGAGTAGTCATCCTTAATCTATTAGCAGGGTCAGTAATTACTTTTAACATTACATCTATAATGTTATTCCTAATTAACTTCTTCTTAATAGATTTTAAAGAATCTATACTAGACTCAATATCCTTTTTAAACAGTGGAACTAATTCATCTTGCAACGAATTTAAGATGCTTTGTAATTCACCAAGCTTTCTATTAACATCCTCCATTTGAGTATTATCTAATACATAAACATCATTCTCAAGAATATGACCTACAGGTTTACCTGCCTCATACTCTGATTGCTTTTGTAAATTCTTTAAAGAATCTTTAATATCATTGATCGCTGTTTTGAAATTACTAAGCTCTGGTGTCTTATCTATTATATCTGTTATAACACCCATATTTTTATTAAGGGATGACAGTGCTCTAGACCTAACAGCAAATGTATTAGAAGTAGAATTATACCTGTAGCCATTAGCAGTAGCCCATGCAGCTTTATCTTGTATGCCTCCTGGCAAAGCTAGATTTCTATTGTAATCTTGTTCGATAGCAGATGACTCTATATCTTCAACATCTATATCAGATGATACTTTGAATACAGTATTCATAGCTTTACGAAGTCTGATATACTCACCAGTGGCTTCAGGATTAGCTTTCTGTGCATCAGCTACAGTATTATATAACAGAGCTATCTTAGATATTATACCATTAATATCATTAGGATCGTACACATTCAAATCATCTTTATCATATATTTCCCTAGTAATTACAAACAAGCCATCCACGTCAAAGTCAGAACCGTGAATAGGTACAACCTCTTTAGGAACTATAATAACATTAGATTTCTTATTAGAATACGTTCCTACTACTCTAAATGCGATTGCAGAGTGTAGCTCTGTAGAAGGAATACGGAATGCGAAACCATCAGGCATAGCATACAAAGGATTCTTACTATCTTGAACCTGCTTTAATTGCTCGTCTGTTAATAACTCGCGTGGTAATATAACTTCAGCTACCATCATATTTCTACCATTAACATTCTCGTTTCTATATCTAAGTCTATTAACAGACTCGTCAACTTCTTGATCAGTCCCTGGGTAAAGAGATATACCTTCAGCAGATTGAAGAACTAGTTTACCACCATTAAATTTAATCTTAATAGTTTCTTTTTCTATTGCAGATGTAATAGCAGTAATTGCTTTCTTCTCTATCAGCGGGTGATTAATATCTGTTCCACTATTAAGTATCTTAAGTGCTCGTAGAGATGATGGCCCTTTAAACTCTCTTCTTAAGAAAGACTTTAATGAAGAATCTATATCAGAGAATATATCATCAGCCCCCATATCTATTAGATCGGCTACTAATGAATATACTTTACGAGCTGCTTCTTGTGTATTAGCGTAATCGTTATTATCAAGTGAAGTGCCGTACACATTTAAGAAGTATTGTAGCTGAGTAAAGATAGCTACTTTCTTATTAGGATCAGCAGCAGCGTTAAACTGTAATCTAAAGTTGTGATTAGATAATTCCAGTTTAGGTATAACTAAGTTCTCATCATTTAATAACTCCTGCATAGTAAAGTACTTAGCATCAGGAGCACCTTCTTTAACAGCAGACTTAAATACTAATTCATCTAGATCTTGTCTAACCATAGCATCTCTTAACTTACCTAGTAGAGGGAATCTGCTAACTAAATCATCTGTTAATACTACAGTAG